ATGTTAGCATAGAGACCCTTACCTTCTTCAACAGTCTCTTCTTTCTTTACGTCATCCTTTTCGTACCACTTACCATCACCATCAGAGTCTTGCCAGAACTTACCCTTGCCTTTCTTTTTCTTCTCTTCACCAACGACTTCGGATCTTTCTTCCTGTGCCTTCTTCTTCTTACTACCTTTACCGTATCCTTCTGACTTGATTGCAGGTTCTACGAAAGTCTGTCCGTGTGGTCCTGCAGGTAGATCAGTGTTTACTTCTTCTTGATCTATGTTACCTTCTGGTCTAGTAACATGCTCATGAACTGCTTCTTTAGTAATAGTAATGTCTTCAACAGCGACATTTTTCTCTAGTCCATGCTCAAACATAACATCATAGTGTGTTACAGTTCCATCTTCTAGAAGAGTATGCTCTCCTGATAGACAGTTACCTGTGCCCCACTCTGCATGCTCTACCTTAGTAGCACATGAATGCTTTACCTTTTTTATTTCTGGTTTACCTTCTTCACCCTTTGGTTCTGCAAGTTTCATACCTGGTGCATCACCACCACCTACACCATCAGCACCCTTGCCTTTAATGTCTGTGTTACCTATGGTTGCGGAGTAATCATATCTCCATGTCTCTTTAACACTCTTGAACTTAGTGTTTAAACTTGTCTCAGCAGCTAATTGTGCTAGTGACTTCTTTTCCTCGTGATGGCTCATCTTATCTTTTTTAGGGTCTGTTGGAATAACTTGTTTAACTGCAACTGTACCTGAAGGTTTCTGTACCTTCTGACCAGGCGTTAATGACATAACATACTCACGATACGCATCAGTTCCAATCTCGAATACTTCTTTGATGTCTGTAATCCAAGTGCGGAAGGTTGTTTCTTCAGCAGTAAGACACAGCACATAGTTAGGACCTCGACGTAAAATCTTACCTACCTGACCAGCTTCAGTTAAAACCCACTCTCCTTTTTTATAGACTTCGTTCTTATAGAACTTGTCACGAGTGATGTTTTTTTCCGCGGCTTGCGTTTTCTTTGCAAAGTCAGAGAAAGATTTCATTAATATAGATGTACATATCAAACTTATTTATAAGCCCATACCCTCTCTAACCTTTGCCATGAGCTCTAGTTTATCTTCAGCACTCATAGTATCTGGTATTCCACTCATAAAATCTACTGTTTTTACATCTTTTGCTGCTGCTCTCATCTTACTTGCAGACATTCCACTGGCACCTTCCGCGTCTGGATCTCTCTCACCAGCAGATACAACTTGAATAGTACTAAATGAGAAGTCTACCCTATTATATTTCTGTAGTATCTTATCAAAGTCAGTTACCCTATCAGAACCCACCACCATTATGAGGTCACTATAGTCTTTCATCATTAAATGCTGTGCAACTTTAATAATAGTATTGCAACATGCCTTTTCATCAATATGATCTGCAGCAAACGGAAACATCTTCTGCATTACGGAAACCTTATACTCATATGGCAATGGATTATCTGGTTTTTTGTGTGTCTGTGATGGAAAGATCAACCAGTCACTAGAACCCGCTTCTTTCTCCACTGCCTTGATAAGTTTTTCGTGTCCTATGGTGGGTGGATTGAACCTACCAAATGTGAAATAACATGTGCTCATTTACTATCTCCTGCGACCCAGTTCTTTTCTACATTGAAGTTGGCAACACTAAAGGTGAGACGATCAACCAGTTTAACTGCCTTAGATCCCTCTTGGATAGCAACATATCCCTCTGGTGCAGTGATCTTGTACCCATTCTCTGTCCTGAGATATGTACCAAACCTTTCACCCTTCTCTAGTTTACGAATGAACATCTCCTTTGCCAACTGGAGGTTCTTATATAGATCAATCGTCTTGGTTAAGTCACTCTCATGCTTCTTGATAAGATCTTGACCATCATATAACTTAGCAAGTTTACCTGCCTTACCTTTTGGTGACTTCAATTTGTCTGCTGCCTTCCTACACTCATCCTCAAAGTACTTTTTAAATTCTTTTACAACTGTAACGGATGATCCCATCTTTTTACCCTCTCTAACATACTTGTTAAAGAAGATCTTTAGTCTAGTTCCAACAGCTAACTGATCTTTACCTGCATTATGCTCTGCCATGGTGTCTAGGAACGTACCTGCTACCAGACTAGCACTCTTAGTCCTTATTGATACCAGTTCATTCTTCTCAGAACTATCAAGTAAGATGTCATTACCTAGTTGTTCTGTCTCAGCACTAAGAACTAACACATCTTTACTGTTGTTTAGTTGGTTAACGTTGTATCCAAACGATGCTTTCAACCCTTGGATAGTACTACCACTATAACTGGTATGAAATACTATACCAAGTTTTGCTTTGAGTGCCTTTTCATATAGTTCATCCTCTGAAGGGATACAATAGGTGATAGTATTGGGTTGAAATATAAGACAGTCCTGTCCATCAATTTTTTTCTTTTCTTTATCATCAGTAAAGAGTAAGTCACCCTGTGCTATACCCTTAATGCCTAGATCAGGGAGGTAAGTCAGACAATCTTTCAACTTAGTAGCAAGACCAGGTGACCCACCATGGTATGCATCTACATCTGAGTGTGTAAAATTGATCTTGGCATCCTTATTGAAGATAGATTTACTACCAACAAAAAATCTATTGGTGCCAGGATATGTGCCACAGAATACAGCAGGTGCACCGTCCCATTTAGTAGTAATTTTTAAGTTATTATTACCACCAGCACTAAAAGTCTTAGCAAGTTCATCCAAGAACACAAAAGCATCTGTAGCACCCTCTTTACCATCAAGGAGGATGCTATCTTCTAAGTGTTCGAGGTGTGTGTTCTTACTCATTAGTATATTTTAGCAAATGCACCGTACTTTCGTCCTTCTTTTTTGGCAAGAAATACCATGTCAGTTCCAAACTGATCTCTATCTTCATCACTGAGTGATAGGTACTCAGATAACCATTTGATCTGTTGGCATTTGGAGTTAGCAACATGAGGTTTTGTACCAAATACAAATAGTAAATTATTATATGCTGTATCCACATCAGGAACATCAATATCTACACCTGCTTTATCCAAAACCTCTATCAGTTCTTTCCACTTGCCATTTTTATTGGCAAGAAACTGGGCAGCATCCATTGGATATGCTTCATTACTTTTTTGGAAACTCAAACTGTAGTCTTTTAACAGTTGTTCTACCAGTTCCACAGTTGCTTTACCTAATCTAGCAGCAGTAGCACCTGATGAGGTGGGTTCATATTTTAAATTAGAATACCCAGTGCTGTTGTTGCCTTTGATTTGAAAATTATATGTATTACCACCATCTTTTATGTACAATCTAGTGTCCTGAGTGGATAAAGTTATAGAACCTTCCTTGTCTTTCTTCTGTCCCATCTTACAATCAGCTTTCTCATACTCAAAATGCAACTGATCCAACTTGGTAAAGAACTCACTCTTATCATTCACAAATTGTATTCGTGCATCCTGTCCTGCAGCTACCTTTTTGAGAGAAATACCAAACACTTGTCTAGCTTTGAATAACATTCTCATTATAGCATTTAATTCGGTAATTGACTTTGCTTTTGAACGTCCTCTTCTACCAGAATTTACCGCAGCACCTATCATATTTGTCCACTTAGTCTCATCCTGTATCAACCATATGTCTGCAGGGTTCCAGTTGTCCTTAGCACTGATATCAAAATTGTCTTTGACTATCTTAGTAATAAATTCCATGAACCCACCGTCACGATTGAACTCTGTGAACGCAGGTTTGCCTATCTTAGCAAGCAATGTCTTCTGTTGCTTATAGAAATTGTCTATCCAAGTGTCATCAACTTCATCTACCTTACCAATCCTCTTCCATATATCCTTGATACCTTTCATAGTATCGTCATCGCTCTTTAATGCTTCTGCATCCTTCCACGTTGCGTTCTCTGCTATAGCTCTTTTGAATACAAAGGCAGAACCTAGTTCTTGCATCCTTGTCATGGTCGCTTCACTGACCGCTTTACCAGTAGAGTCAGTAAGTTTACCTGTTGCTTGGAATTTTATTTTCTGAGTACCAACGTACAGTGAGATGTATGGTTTAACTCCAGTATCATAGTCTTTAGAACTACCTTTCAGTGCAGTTATGTAACTATTTTTATACCGTGCGATCAATCTTCTGACAGCACTCTCACTAGTTTTTATAGAGATCCAACTATCTGTAGGTTCAGTGCCAAATGTTGATTTACCATCCCATTTACCATAGTTTATGTTGGGATCATGTCTCCAAACAGAGTCCTGACCTGCAACATCCATTATATTTTCCATCTCTTCCTTTACAGGACGACCCTTGATTGCTCTTAGTAAATCTCTTCTATCAATGTTCTGGTATGCCATTATTATCAGAAGCTTTTCCAATATTTAGGAGGAAGCAACCCCGATTCTGTATCCGTTCTATGTTTTAGAGTTAGAAGGATGTCACCAGCAAGACTAATTCGTCTATGTTCTCTGGGTTGAGAAGTAGTATAGTGTTCAAGATGACCAGGAAACATAATAAGGTGCTGAGCCTGTGGGGTGATAGCATATCCATCACCATTGTTAAATCTATTTTCTTTAATGAGTTTAAATGCATCTCCAAACCATTCGTTAGGGTTCTTTTTATGTAAAATTAAGGGGTCACCAGGTGTCTGTATATAGTATACCCATGATATGTGTGCACATGAGTGATAGTGACATGGGAAGTGCTGACCAGGATCACAGATAGTAAACCAAGACTTAACAAAATTTACCTCGTAGGTAGATTTGTCTATGGCAAACTGATCCATGTACTCTACAGCACACTTTTTCACAGCTCTAAAAAATGGTTCTAGTCTTAAGTCCTGATGGACTAGAACCTTACCATTTAATTCCCCTGTTATTTTACCTGTGCTGTTGTCAAATTTAGCATCGTCAAATCCTTGGTACAATACGTTCAAGAAACCAGTAAGTTCCTTCTCATATATTAATAAAGGGAATGCTTGGTGAAATTTAGAGGTCGTCTTCTGCACGAACTTCGGAGTAATTGATATCAAACTTACCGCCAGGATATCTCTTCTCTAATTTCTTAATATTACCTTCAATTACCTCATCAAAACTGATGTCCAGAGCCATGCAAGCTTGTGCCACGTACCACATAACGTCACCCAACTCAATAATAAGATGCTTTCTATTATCATCGTTCCATGGCTTTCCTTGGAAGACCATCTTCTTAACGATCTCCAAGAACTCTCCAGACTCAGCAGCAAGCCCAACGCCAGCAGTGGTAAGGCGTTCAATATTGGCACCCTTTTGGTCAAGTTCAACCAAACGATCAGCAAGATAGACAAAATCTTTAGAACTATCGCTTGTGACAGTATCCACGAAATGACTGTACTTATCAAAATCTATTGTC